ATGTCTGTCTGCGACAGAGTTTTAAACTTACCTAATTTACTATTATGTTTTAACAACATACTATTAAACCACTCTAAAAAACCACTCACGTTTATTTGTTTATCATTATCATTTTCTTTCTCTTTATCTTTTACATTCTCTTTCTCTTTAGGTTTTGGATTTGATAACCTATGGTTTTTATTTTCTAAACCACTGGTTTTTTCTTTTGGTGGTCGGCCTCCTTTTTTACCATCTTTGTAACGTTTGTTGTTTGAATCAATAAGAGGTTGAATAAGTAACCAAATAACCTTTAAATGTTGAGGTAAATCCATTTCGTAACCCAAACCATACGAACAAATTTTGTCGTACATTATTAACTTGTCGTTATCCTTAAGTAATTTGATAGCTTCAAACCAACTTTCGTAAAACACAAAACCGTCTCTTTTTTCCATAACTATATTTTTAAGCAATAAAAAAGCCTCTATTCTCCCCACGGCTCTGACCTCGCAGTTCAAATAAAGGCTAAAATAATCCTTTTAAGGTTCTATATTGTCAGAGCGAACCTACTAAATAATAGTATAAAAAGTTAAAGTGTTTTTTTTCTATCGCAATATTTTCGCCATTCCTCCATAGTCCACACTTCAAAGACTAATTTCGGATGTATGTCTAACCGTTTAACAGCGTCTTCTTTCGAGTAAGCTTGGACAATGAAGTAATCGACTTTGTTTTCTATCCAAGTGTAAACCCTATATGGACGCTCAAAAGGGTACGTCGAACACGCTTTCTTCTTTCTTGAAAGGCTCTGATAATTTAGCACTAAAGAATTTTCCATTTTTTCCGTCTTTTACCCATAAAGCAATCTCGATTTCTTGACCTTTGTAGTTAAGCTTTCCCTTATACTCTGGGTGATTATCCGCTTTTTTGTCGTTCTTGAATATCGCTCCCGTGTTTTCTCTTTGTTCCATCTTTTTTTGTTTTAAATTTAAGTAAATTATTTTAATTCTCGTTTAAGTTTTTCAATGTAAAGTGTCGCGTCCATCAACTCCTCTTGCAAGTGGTTTAACCATCCTAACAAGTCAACGTCGGTTCGGTCTAAATTAGTTCCGTATTTCTGTTGTCCGAGTTTTGAACGTTCCCAGTATTTCCCGAGAACCGCTATTAAAACGGTGTCTTCGTGTTGAATGCTTTCGTTTGTTATGTTCATTTTTTAAAAGTTTTATTAGTGTTTTAATAAGAGTGCCACCTATTTTTTTTTTGTTGAATTTTTAATATTTTACTCCAGTATTCATCGTCGGTTAATCTTATTTTTCTTTTACACTTATAACAATGTATTGAATGAACCTTAAAAAATCTATGATTACAATGAATATACTTTCTCCAAAATCTTAATAATTTTCTAAAAATGCTCGGTTTCATCTTATCAATTCATTAAAATAGGTTCGACAATGTTCAATCCGTGTTTTTATCTCGTTAACAACCCCTTCGTTATATTCAACGTGGAAAGCTTTTACTCTTCGGTCTTTCGGTATATGGTCGAAACTATGTAAAGCCATAACATCTCGAATAGTTTCTTCAGAGGGTTCGATTTCGTATTTACCCCAAGCGGTTCGTCGTATTTCATCGTTAACAATTTCTTCAGGTGTGTTAATTAAACAATAACTAATTAAAGCGTTTTTCTTGCCCGTTAGCCACATATACCCCATCACTTGATAGTAGTAGTCTTTATTTGGTAGTTCAGTCTCAAAGAACGGAAACGTGTCACCTGACCAGCTACTTTTCACGTCAATAACTAAAGATGTCGTTATAATATCGGGTGTACCCTTTACCCAATTGTTTTGGTAATAATGTTCGTTCTTAGTTAAAAACTCGAATCCTAAGACATCCTCAGTAAGTTCGATTGCTTTCTCTTCAACTTCGTTCCCTTTGTCCGTGTAACGGCTTTTAAACACCTTTTTAATTCCAAACAAGTGTTCCTTAGCGAGTTCCTCGACGTATGTCTTTGCGGTTTGACTTAACACCTCAGATTTACTCCGAGGCGCTGTCATAATGCGTCCTAATTGTGAGCAACGTATTTTCATTTTATATATTTTAAAAAATTTTCCTTAAAAAGTTCGTCTATAATGTCATTGTATTCTTGGCTATAAAATTCGTAATCTTTTATAAATTGAGAACACTCTTTTTTACTCATCCAACTTTCAGGAACAAACGGATAACCTACCATACCTAAAGCTGTTTCAAACCTCATTTTAGAACCATTAACTGTCATTTCTTCAAAGGTGCTATTTTCTAACCAAAGATTTAAACGTCTTTTTACCTCTGTTTCAATTTCTTGTTTTCTTTCTTGTGTCATATCTCGTTAAGTTTAATTAGTTGCTCTTTAGTTAGTTCAAACTTGGATAAGTCTTGTTTCGACACAGTACCGTTTTTAATGCCTTCTAACGCTTTTAAAAATCTTTCTTGAGTTAATCCTTGTTTTTGACTTTTAACAGCTTCAGAAGCTAAATTCGAATCATCATCGATTGACTGCAACGACATCAGCGATTGCAATGTGTAACGACGGTAGTATGTAACAGCCGACCCAATACGCTGGGGGTCTTGTATTTCGGGTAACTTCATACAGCTTTCACAGATTTCACCCGAGTCAATATCAACTATTCGACTATACACGTAACCGTCCTCAATAGGTTGTAATAATAGAAGTCTGTTTTCTAATAAGATAGGTTCGACTTCCTCAATTAATGCGTTAATGTCTGCATAATTGTTTTTAAAGTGTGGATTCTTAGCGTTCTTCGCTACTTTCTTAATTGATTGCTTTGCGTTGTGCAACTTTTGTAGGAATGTTAAAGCCGCAGCTTCAACTGTTTCTTCTTGTTTTTTCATTTTATTTGTTTTTAGATTTCTGCTAATTTAAGTAATTTACTTATTCGATTTTCCATTAGGACCAAATTTTTTAACTCATTTACGTTAATATCTTCAACTGGCTTAATGTGGCAACGTGATTTTTCTTTAATTAGTTCGATGTTTTCTTTTATTTCTTGGTATCCGTAACCTTCGTATGTTGTTAAGACTTGTTTTATAGCGTGTATTACCGTTGAGTGGTCTCTACCGAAGTCTTTACCCGCATCTTGTAAGCATTTTCCGCTCATCCAGTTCCACACCATACCGATATTACGCCAAATAACTACTTCTTGTTTTCGTGTTTTTAACAGTTCGCCTTCAAAAATGTAAGGACAAGCCTCGTAAAAGTCGACCATTTCAAAAGACGACACCTCAATAATCTTTGCTATCTTACCTCGTTTGTATTTCATTGCTTTTTGCTTTTAAGTATTGTAAGTAAAGTTGTACGTTGAAAGTCCCGCCCTTGTCGCCTTCGTGTTTCTTTTTAGTCCAGTATTCAATTATGCTGTTTAAGTCGATGTAATTCATTCTATTTTGATTTAAAGGTTTCGTTGTAATAATGTAGCCCATCGTCAAGGTTAAAATCAACGTGTTCAAATGCCTCAATTATCTGCTCTTTCTCCATTTCTTCAGCTTTGTTCCAACAATTTTTATTGTGTTCAAAATCCTTTTCTGAATATGGTTCTGAAATAAGGTTCTCAAGTAACCATTGTACCGCTGTATGTTTCATAAATCTATTTTATAATCGTTTAATGTTTCGTTGAAACTCTCGTAAATCTTATCAACTATTTCGAACTCTTTTTCGTCGTGTTCACCGTGTTTCCATTCGTTGCGAAGCCAATATTTAAATTCGTGCAATGCGCTGAAATAGTCGCCACCTTTTAAATAGTGTTCCGCATGGTCAAGGTCTTCAAATTCTAATTTTACTTTCATAGCTTAATAATTAATTGATTTTTGTTTTCTTTCTAAATAAAATTCTATGTCTTCATCAGGGTCAACATCATAGTTCTCGTAATACCAGCATTCAATTTCTTTACTGATTTCATCGTGTAAACTTTCGTAAACATCTGAAGTAATACCGTATTTCTCAAGGTCTTTTGGTTCAACAAATATCAACTCACAAAGGTCGTCGTCCCAAAACTCAAATCGCAATGAATCGTATTCGCAAACGTAACTGTAAACCTCAAACTTTATAGTAAATAAAATGTTGTTGATAACGCATTCAGCTTGTTCATCTCTTAAGTCAATTCTAAAATCTTTATACTTTTCCATTTTCTTGTTTTTAAAGGTTATTAATACAAAGGTCAATTAGTCTGTTACATTGGTTGAGTAAGTCCGTGTAAACGTCAACTAATATTTGTTTGTTGTCTTTTTTTGCTTGGTCAATTAATCGAGTGTACTCGTTTGCTTTTAATTGATAATTGATTAGTTTTTCTGTAAGTGACATAATTCTTGTTTTTAAAGTGATTCAATGATTCCGATAATTAAACCGAGTAAATAAACTGCGAGTGCAAATTTTAAAAAGTCTTTCATAATTTCTGTTTTTTCGTTAATTGATATATGCAAATGTACACAACTTTTTTAATTGTGTATAATTATTTTAATATTTTTTTCAATTATTTTTAGTTTGTCAATGTTTACTGGACTTTCAGGGCATAAAAAAAGCGGTATTTCTACCGCCTCTTTGCCTCAAACCTAACCGAAAAAACAAGATATTGCTAATTTAATGAATATTTTTCTGTTTAATCTGGAATGTTAATAAGTCTGTGTAGGTCTTTTGATTAAAAATAAACGTGCCGCCTCTGCAACTTTTACAACGCATTTGATATTTAATAGTTCCAGCTGCTGTAGCGTACATTGCGTGACGTGCTATATTATAACTTGAGCAGTGAGGACAAGAAAACTTTTCTTCGCCAAACATAACTCCGTAGTGTTGGGTTGGTTTTATATAAGGCTCTAATTTGTGGTAAACTTGCTCCAAAATCTGTACGTCTTTTTTACAATAGTTAACCATCCGTTCTAAAGCATCTTCGTCTTTGTCTAAAACTATCTTTCGCCACGTGTCAAAACCCCCGTTTTCAAGTTTACCTTGACCAAGTAAAACTTTACCCAAGTAATCGAGTTTATTAGAATTAAAATAAAAGCCGTTTTTAGCCTTTTTAAGCGTGTCAATTGATACGTAGTGAGCTAACATATCAACGCCTTGCATAATCGCTCGTGTGCGTAGCCATTTAGTATCGAAACGGTCACTGTTATGTCCGACAATTTCGTGTGCTGAATTTAGTACCTTGATAAAGTCTTTTAAAAGCTTCTTATCGTTTTGCTTTTTATCCCACGTCGAAGAGTGAACTTCGTCTTCGCCTTCCCATTTCCAACAAACGCAAATGATTTTACGCTCTTCAATAATGTTGTCAGGGTCAATGTTTAGTTTATAGCCTGCACGCCACGAAAAGACAATATTCGGGCTTACTTCGATGTCAAAGAATAAGCGTCTACGCATAAAAAAAGGTTAGGTAAATAAAAAAAGCGGTTGTTATTCCGCTTCAAATTCGTCTACAATTACGAAAGACCACGTTCGCTGTGGTTTAAATAGGTTTAGAATCTTAACGTATTCAGGTGTGTTGTTGAATACAAGGCAACCTTCAGACCAACCGCCTATCTGACTAACTACTATTGTCGATTTCAAGTTGTGTGTTGCAGCGTGAAAGTTAAACCCTCGAATATCGTTCTTTATTTCTGTGGTTGGGTTCGTCTTTCCGTCTGCGGTGAAGTCTCTTCTATATGGGAATCCTTTCGCTTGTACACCTGCTGGAGTTTTACCTCTATGTAATCCTAATTTATACCCGTCGTAATTCCAAACGTTCGCTTCAACTACTCCAGTGCCTTTGTGACCTTTGTTAGTTGTACAAGTTGTAACCGTGACGAATTTAGACCCGTTAAAAATGTAGCATTTGTCATCGAATAAGTTTGCAGCGTCTTCATTGGACCGTACAAATAAAGCCCAATAATTAGATGGTATACTTTCAAAGGTGTCTAAGGATTTAACCTTGTCAAGTAGTTGTTTGTCGGTGTATTTTCTCACGTTGTTCATAAGCCTATTTTTTTATTTGCTCTTAAAAGTAAAACAATTAACAATACAAGTCCAAGAATAACGGCAATAACTTTGAGCGTTGAACTTAATGAAGTCTTTTTTTCTTTAGCTATTTCTTTGCGGTCTGTCTTTGCGTCTTGCTTTAATTGCAGTCTATCCGTCTTTGCGTCTTGTTGAATTTGTTCTTTGATTATTTTGTACTCAGTACGTGTTTCGTACCGTGTCTTTGGTACGTAAACGGTATTATTCTGAACGATAGTGTCACGGTAGTTGTAAAAGTATTCTTTGAATCCGTCTTTTATTACTGAATCACGGAAGTAAACTCGAACCGTGTCTATATGAGAATCGATTTTAACGCCCTTTTTAACGGCTTTCTCTAAGTGATAGGTAGCTGAACACCTAAATAATAAAATGTACGCTAAAACAAGCATTAAAATAAACGTGAATTTATTTGTGTTTATCATTCTTGAAGTTCTTTTTTAACATCTTTAACTTTTCGAACTAAGTTAGTAATCTTGGTAATAAACGAATAACCTTTAACCTTGGTAAAACTTTCGTCCATTGATTTGACTTCGATGCTTATAAGAACTAAAGCAAGTAGTTTTGTGCTTAAATGGTCAACTGCGACAACCGTCTGTGTTAAGTCGTTTAAAATATAATAATCCGTGGCGTAAGTAATGATTACCGCAGCGCAATAAGTTATTAATTTAGGAACGAATCCGTGACGCAGTTTTTTAGACTGAATGCTTTCACCTACGTTGTGCGCTTTCCAAACACCGAAAAAAGTATCTATAATCGTAGACAAAGCGACAAGTAAAACAATAAATTTAATAGGGCTTAAAAAGACCAACAACGAATTAAACAAAGTGATTATGTAAGTTTTCATAGGTCTACTATTGCTTGTAACCAACTTCCGTTTACTGGTTGTGTTGCTCCATATTTTGTAGCTATTGCTTGAATCCAACTGCCGTTTACTGGTTCTGCAACTTCAAAGCCTCGAATAGCAATATTTTGCCATAAATTACCATTTAAATCAGCTCCAATCTTTACAGCAATTGCATAAAGCCAACTTCCATTTTGTGGTTCTGTAAGTCCAAAATCTTCATAAGCCCATTGTTGTAGTAAATCCATTATAATATAAGTATTTGAGTTGTATATCCTGTGTCTTCTTTTTTACTTGGTCTTATATCTGAGTCTTTATTTAGGTCTGAAATAAACTCAGGAAACAAGTCTTTGTTTTCCTTTAAGAATCTAAATAATCTTGCTTCGTAAAAACTTGCCTTTTGTCCGTAATGTTCCATTGAAAACGCAACTTCATTTTGTGTAACTGCATTTGAGTAGTCTCCAAATTGTTGTTGTATACCTTTGTTTTTAAGTTGGTACGATAAGCCGAAAACAGCATCTTCAGCACTACGCCACGCTACGACTGGCTGAATATAAGTAACTAAAGTTTCTTCATCGTTGTTCAAAGTTTGTGCATTGTAACCCGTCAACATATAGTTATAAAAGTACGTTCCAAGAATTGGTTGCACTCTCATATCGCTTTGAGTCTTAATGTACGGAGTAACATCGGTTACGTCTACGTTTGCCGTTATCGGTGTTTGCGTCTTTAAGTAGTTTTCAGTTATAAAGTAAATCATAATGTCGGTGTTTGCGTTGCTTGTTGCGCTTGTTGGTCTCTTGTCATGTCACCACCTTCAACAGGTGGAAGCGAAGCCATTGCCCTAATTTCGTTTATTGTCATTGACTCAAGAACTTTAGTTGCAAGTAATGGCGACATCGTGTTAAGAGCGTCGCTAACGGCGTTTGTGTCCTCGTCAAGTTCAACAATTGTCTCATTAACGATTTGGAAATTGTTTATAGTGAAGTCAGCTTTAACATCTGCGATTTTTAACAAGTCATTTACGATGTCTTCGATAATGTTTCTAAGTGGGATTATCGTGTTTTTTTCGAATATAATGTAAGCCTGTTTTATGTCACTTCCCGAACCAAGTTTTCCACTTACTCGAATACCCATTAATATAGGGTCGATAATGTGCGCTTGACAAATCTTTGAATCTATCGACTCGGTCGTGTTTTGAAATAAGTTATCGTTTGAATTTGTCGGTATGCTTTCGATTTTAGGAAGGCTTTCTGCGTTGTTTGCAAAGAATGCTATCGCTTTACCTCCGTTTTGCGCTCCTTTCGCCTTGTCAATTGTGTTTTTAATTGCAATCTTTTCCTCCTCAGACTGTGGCTTTTTAGGAAACATCATTGCAAACGATGGGAAAATAGAGTTTATTATATTACTCTTTTGCAAATACGACATTTCACCGTCTAAAAAAGCCCAATTCATAGCACTCGAATACTGCGGTAACGGGTAAACGTCTTGTCCGACTGACTTGTTTTCGTAAACATATAAGCATTCACGTTGCTTAATGTTCCATCGGTAAGGCTTTATTTCTTTAATGTCAATCTGTGAGCTCCAATCCTCGCAAATAAAGTATGTTTCACCGTACTTATCTTTACGAATCTTTTCAGCTCCGATATGTTTTATTTTAATTAGGTCTCCAATTTGATTAAAGCAAAGGTAAAAGTAAGCTCGGTTATGAATAATAACGTCTTTCGTTAGTACGGGAACAAGCTGTTTCAAGTTAGTACGCTTGTCAAAAGTATATGCGTCTACTTTTTCCGTTGCTGAAGCTTGAGAATCAACGGTCAACTCAAACCCACCACCTACCGCAGCGTTTGTTTTATAATCTACGATAGCACCGTGTAACGGACTCGTGTAATACATCTGGTTAAGTAGCTGTGGATATAGGTCGTCGCTTCCGAATCTTATTCGACCGTTTACAACTTGTCTTGAGTTTACGTAAGGCAGTGAAAGGTTACCTTCGCCTACTCTTAAAAAAGGTGTGCTGAATGCTTGGTAGTTATTACCTTGAACAACTTCAACGCTGTCTTTTTTACCGCCTATTTCTATTCCGAATATTTTCATAAATTAATCATAAATTGAACTTGGTGCGTTACCATTAACCACCATTCGACCTTCTTCAACTAAATTCAAGCCGTTTGCATTTGTGTTCGGGTCAACTATTATTGGCACGGGACTTTCGTAAACTTTGTAAGTGTATTGACCTATTATCAAAGTCAAGTCAACGCCTTCCTCTAAAGTAAATAAATTGTATCGATAAGTGTATGGTGACGTGTCAACACCTACCCAGTAAATTGGTTGGGCTTCCGTGTTAAATTCGTTCTCAAAGACGAACAGCCAAACGGGAGTAGTTATAGTTGCACTCTCACTTAATGTTAACACAAACGTGTTTATTTCGCCTTTGTCTAAGTAAATCATCTTATTTAATAATAGGGTTAATTACGTGTTTGTTATAAAACAAAAAACCCCCGAAATAAATCGAGGGTCTTAACGTGTTTGCGTAATCGTTAGATAATTGTAGGAATAACGTCTGGGTCTACTTCGTAAGCCAAGTTTTCAGCTTCCGCAGTCAATACTAAAGAGTATTTAGAACCGTCAGCTTTCGCTGTTCCTGAACCTTCACCGTAAGCGGTAACTTGAACTTTGTCAAAGTACCAATACTTACCGTTTCCGTCAAGAACGATAACCGCTAAATCTCTTTGACCTTCGCCAAGGATTTTGATTGCTCTTGACTTAGCTCCCTCACGTCTGTGGAACATTAAGTTAATTGTTTGAGTAACGAAAGACGAACCGTTAATTAAATCTATTGCAGCCTCTTCTGTGTAGTTTGAAGTGTTTCTTCTGAACTCGAATTCTTCGAAGTCAGCAGTTACCGTTATTGCTGTTATAATCCAGTTTGGAACGTCCTCTGTAACCGCCGTTACATTCTCAAGGTCGTTAATATAAATTTTAGTAATCGAACCGATGTTATTATCACACCCTTTTACGATTGCCTCTAATGCTGTACAAGCCATATTTTAAAGTATTAAAAAAGGGGTAAGGGCGAACCCGAACCCCCTTAAGATTATTAATTAAATTAATTAGTCAAAACAAACTGAGTAAACTACTATCTCCGCAGGGTTAGTGTAGTAAAAACCTACCTTCATATTTGCACGAGTTCTCAAGTAAGGCTCAGCAACAGTATCAGTCAAGTTTACAGCTTTCAACGCTTTAGAATCTCCCTCTCCGTCGAATGCGTAGATAAGGTTAGATTTCAAAGTCAACACCATTGTGTCGTTAGGCATACCGTCAGCAACAACAACTTTAACACCCAAGAAAGTTAATCCTAAAGGTAAAGTAACGTAAGTCTGAGTGTTACCAGTAGCAGCAGCCAACTCATAAGCAGCAGCAACGTTTGAAGAAACGTAGAAACGTAAGTCAGCTTTCTTACGGATAACCGCAGCTGGTAAAGCAGTATAAACCGCAGTCATTTTAGCGATTACGTTAGTAGAGTCAACAGCACCGCTATAAAGACCAGCAGCCAAATCACCATCACCACAAAGTTTAACAAGATAACCATCACACAAAGAAAGAACTGGGTCTTCGCTTCCTGTGTCACCTTGCCATCTGATTAACTCAAGGTCTTCTTGAATTTTCAAAGACATTTCATTCCAATAGTAGTTCATAAAAGAAGCAACTGTAAAGTCACCGTTAGAACCTTGAGCCATTTGTAAAGAAACAAAAGACTGCTCCAAATCAAATTGACAAATTTGAGCCATTGCTGACAACGCACAAACGTCGATATCGATAGCGTCAAGTGAATCGTTAGGTGCTGTAAAGTTACAGTTAGAAGCTGCGAGGATGTTACCGAAAGTAACATTTGCTAATTTAGTAGCTGACTTAATTGAAGGCAAAGTTCTGTAATTATCAACAAGGTCTTCAGTTAAATAAGCACGAGAATAAAACTCGTCAGGGTTTGCACATAAAAGTGCGTTAGTTTCGATATCTAAATCGAATTTTAATTTTCTGTTCATTTTAGTTTTCTTTAAATAATTGTCTGTATTTTTTTAGCGTTTCAATTGCGGAAAACTTTTGCTCCGACAATTCAACTTCTTCTGTTTCCGTTTCTTCAACAACGGGAATCAATGCTTTTACTTCTGCAATAGCTTTCATTAGTTCGGTAGCCATTGCATCTAAAACAGGCTGCACGATAGCAAGAACCGCTTCAGAATCTGTTTGTGGGTCAACCGCCATTGCGATTTCTTCTTCAACTTTTTCTTCAACTTCCGCTGCCGCAACCTCTTCTGCTTCAACTTCAGCTTCAACAACTTCTTCAGCTGCCATTTCCGCTTCCATTTCCGCTGGAACTTCTTCCTTAATCTCGATAACCTCGCCGTCTTTTACAACGTAGATTTTACCTTCGATTAAGTGTTCTCCATCAGGTAACTTCATACTTAATTTATTTAATTGATTACTTAATTTAAGACCTAAAAAACCCTCTATCGAGAAGCCTACTTGGTCTTTATTTACCAACTCTTGGTAATATTCTTTGTCTGTAATTTGTGCGGTCAACATTAAAGTCCCTTTTGGAACTTCGATACCGTATGTTGAATAAGACTTGTCCTCTTTTGGGTTGTCAACAATCCAAGCCTCTAAAATGTAAGCTGGAACTTTCTTTTCTGTATGCTCAAGATTAAACAAGTTTTGATTGTTTAGGTCTTGCATAAACTTAGAGTAAATGTTTTCAATCTCTTGTTCCGTAAATTGAACGAAATACTCTTCGCCTTCGTCGTTCCTGTAGATGTTCATTGGAATCATAGCGGGTGCTACTATCCTCATCTTTGGTTCGTCTTTAAAAAAGAAATTTTCAACAGCTTTAAATGCCATTCCTTTTACCATAACGGCGGGTTTTGACGTGAATGCAATCATATCAATCCCGAGTTCTTCGCCTTCGCTGTACTCTTCGTCGATAGTTATTTTATAAAGTGGTAACTCCTCTTTCATTACTAAATAATAGGTGTTATTTTATAAGTGTTATTTTTTTTATATTTGTTGAAAAAAAGCTATGTTAAAAATCGGAACGAAAGAAGTACCAAACGTAATCAACGAACTGACTATTGAACAGTTCGAAAAGGTTTCAGAAATAACCAGCCAAGAATTAGACGCCTTTGAAAAGTGGGTTAATATATTCGTGTTTTTGGGTGCTGACGAAACAGAAGTTAACGAACTTGAGTTTACTGAGTTCAAAGAAAAGGTCAAAGAGTTTAATGCTATCACTTACAAAGCATCTAAAAAGTTTTTAAAGTCGTTTGAACTTGAAGGCTATACCTACAAAAGCCACGATAAGAAGCTTACTATTTCGGTTCGTGATATGAAGCACATCGAAAAGATTATTAAGAACAATCCGAACAGTTATATTTCAAAAGTTATTGCGGTGCTATTTAAACGAACGGACCTTAAGGACCAAGAACACTACGCAGACGCACACATTAAACACAAAGCAAACCTATTTAAGAAACTAAACGCCGAGTTCACACTTCCCTACATTGCTTTTATAGGTGAAAAAATGAAAGACACCGCTAAACAAATCAATGATGAAGTTGCCAAAGAGTTGGAATCAAATAACGGTTAATCAATTCACGGAGTTAGCAAGTTTAGAGGAAAAGGATTTTGAGAGCGTTTTCGAAATGCAAGTAGAGACGCTTTCAATTTTACTTGACGAAGACCCCGAAGACCTTTACGACCTTGAAGTTGATGAACTAAACAACGTATTAAAGGATTTAATTTGGTTACGCTCTGAACCCCGTGTTAAAATCAATGAACAAATAGACAAATTTACGTTTAAACCATTCGACAAAATAACGCTTGGTGAGTTTATTGACGCAGATTATTTCACGGTTAAAGACAAAATCGGTAATATTCCGATTATTACAGCAATATTTTACAGACAAACCAAGGTTGACGAATGGGGTAACCGTGTTTTTGAACCTTATAATTACAATCTATTTGAGCGTTCTGAACTGTTTAAAGAAATACCCGTTACTGCGGTGTTTGGTTTGGTGTCTGAGTATCTTAAATTTAGAGACAGTTTTACTAAGCAATACGAAAATTTATTTGCACCTCAGTTTGAAGGCGAAGAGGACACCGAAGAGTTAACGCCCGAAGAAAAAAAGGAAGTTGAAGAGGAAAAGAAACGAGGCAAATACGCTTGGGAAAGTTTAGTTTATAACTTAGCTGGTGAAGACGTTACAAAGGTAGACCAAGTTACCGACCTACCTTTAACATTTGTTTTTAATATGCTTTCAATGAAACACGTTTTGAGTTAAAATGCTGTCATTGGTTCTGTTGGTAAGTCAGTATAAGGTGAATCAATCCAATTAAATTGTATTTTAACTTTTGGTGCATTCAAAATAGTTGCCATTTGTAGGAAAGGATAGTTTTCAAATTGCCAAGCAATATACTCGTTTACTATCTCACCTATTATCGCTTGAGTATCTGAACGCTGTAACCATTTGTCAGTAATTGAGTAAGGAGGTATTCCTCGAGTTGTTCCCTCATCTAAAAACAAATAGTAATACATTGCATTTATAATGAGGTTAATCTCGTTTAGTTTACTTCCAGTCATTGCTGAAATTTTAATGGAATCGTAAAGTGTACCTTCGTCAATTAAACCAAGCGCACGAATTTCTTTCTGCAAAGACCTTGCAAGTTTATTTCTTGTCGGGTATTTTACCTTAAAAACTTTAGCCATTAACTTAAATCAATTGTAACATTATACCCAGCATTTTCAAATGCTATCTTACCGTATTCGTGTGCAGTGTCTAAACCTTGCACTTCATTTGGTTGAATTTCTACTGTTAAGTTTCCCATCGGAACATTTGTACTCAGTGCTAAAGCACCGCTTTCAAAAGCTTCTTTACTTGCGTAGGTTGCAACTGCAATTTCTAAAGTTTTACCGTCTGCTCTTCCAGCAAACTCTAATCTTCCGTAAACACTTGGAACGTCAATAGTTGTTCCCGTGATTGTAATCGTGTTTTGTTCTGTTGAATTAATTATAAGTCCCATTGTTTTTTATTTATAAAGTTAAGATAAAAGCCCTAAATTTTGAAGTACTGTTACTAATTGACCAACAGTTATAATTCCTGTACTTGATTGTTTATATAATTTAATAATATCTCCTTGGTCATTCCTTGTTTCCTGATGAAAATCTGAAACAATAACTACCGTAGAATTGCTTACTGAAGTAGCGGTAGCGCTTATAGTTTGAGAATTTATATTAACTAATGCAGTATCAATTGTAACTACTAAACCAACAACAGAAACTATATTAGCGTGTGTTTGTTCTCCACCATTATTAGTAATAATAAGTCTTGTTCCAACAGTTAATGCTGACATATTAGTACCAGATGAAAAAGTTAATGTTTTTGAATTTGCTATTCCTGTACAAGTTGCACCTACTGTAGATGATGCTTGGCTTATTGTTCTATAATTTGTGTAAATCTGAACTCCATTTTTAATATTGCTTGATGGCTTAATTCCTGTCCCTAAATACAATACATTTTTTGTGGTGTTTATATAAGATATATTATTAACAGGTATTATTGATGAATTAATAATATAATTTGAGTTAATATCATTGAAAAAAGAATACCCATTTATAGAACCATTACTAAAAGCATTTGAATTAGCAATAGCATTTGAAGCATTTGCACCTACTACAAATGCACCACTTGCAGAAACATTTGCAGCAGAACCAATTGCTATACTATTTGTCGCAGTTACTGCTGCCCTTTCACCTAATGATATACCTTGAGTACCTGTAACATTTGTTAAAAATCCTAATGCAACTCCCCTATAACCTGTTGCTGATGCTGCATAACCCACAGACATTGAAGAATCGCTTGATACCCCTGTGTTTGCTCCGTAACCAATTGCTACTGAAGTTGCTGATGCAGTTGATGCAGTTCCACCTATAGTAACGGCAGTTGCGGCAGCAGTAGAAGCACTTAATCCTATAGCAAATTGACCATTACCTGATATAGATATTATATTAGTACTATCTGCACTATTCCTAACTCTAAATGCTATGTCAGTTGATAATGCACCTTGCGCTCTTATATCAAGTCTTACTGTACTTGCTGGTGTTGCTCCTACTCCAAGCCTTGCGTTGGTATTGTCCCAAAACAAAGAAGCACTTTGCTGAACTACATTACCCGTTCCTTCAAAGAATATTCTTCCAACAGTTCCCGAAGTTACCGCAGTTGTTCCTACTGTTATCCCACCTCCTACGGTTATATCACCTGAACCAAGTAAGGAAGTTCCGTTAATTGTTTTTATGTTCGTCCCACTTTGTAAAGTTGGCTGTATTCCCGCAGTGCTTAAGCTTTCGTTTTTCCATAGCGAAGTGGCTGAATCGTATTGCAATAAATCATTATTAGCAACCGAAGAAATTGAAACATTATGAAGTTCGTCAAGTTCCCAACCGTTCATTATTTTAACGTAAATCTTTCCGTTGTTTGCGTGAGCATATTCAACGTAACCGATAACAACTATATGACCCGTTGCACCCGTTGGTTTTATGTTTGTTAATTTACCAGCTACTGTTGGACTTAAATACAGAACGTCTCCATCTGTCCAAGTTTCACCCTGAAGATTTCCCGTTGTATTTATATTTTCAATTTGACCTACTGTAATAATAAACCCTTCTTGATTTGTTGCTATTGTTTCGGTAACAAGTCCTATTGTGTCCGCTGAATTATTATCGTTGTTTGCTTGAGCCAAAGCAACAGCTAAGCGTCCACCTTGCGCACCGCTAACCCTTACAGCTTGATAAGCCGCTTTTGTTAATGTAGTGTTAGGTGTTACTTTGTTAACCACTCGTGCAACTAAATCAACTCCGTTCTTTAAGGTTACGCTACCACCTTTTAAAAGTGTTTCTGAACTTCCGATTGTATTATTCCATTGCGTAGAACCTACGACAAAACCAGCACCTGAAGGACTCACATTTAGATTTATATGGTCAGCAGTTATGTTATAAGTCCCTAAGTCTACGTCGTTAGTTGCACCCGTGTAAGGAACATAACCCGTTAAACTTGGAATCGTTGGTAAATTATCTAAGTCGTTATAATCATTAGAAAAAGCCGTTGCACCTAAATCCGCACTGTTTGCTTTTAATGCCAAAGCGTCGTGTACTGCGTCTTCGCTTGGTGCCTTATCTGTAACCCCGTCTGTAATTGTTTGACTTACTTGTGAGGGTATGTTTATATTTACTGCCATATTATGTTTATATCAAAGTTTGCTAAAGTTACAGCGGTCTCAGTTGCTACAAGAACCGAATCCAAATATACATTATAAGTTGTATCGGGCAAAATTAAAGTGTCACCACAATCAACAACTTCATTATAAGAATCATCCGAGTTTTGAACGGTTACGGGGTCACACTGACATTCGTTAGTTACTGGAGTAATCGGTTCAACTGGAATAGCACAAACTGAATACTGGTCGACCTCAAATGTAAATGTACCAACCCACCCAGCAACATAATCCAAATCAAAGTTGTTTAACGGTGTCATTGTCGGGTCAGTAATTACCGTTACGCTTAAATCTGTCCCGTCTGTATAGTATAAATAAAGGTCGTTTAATATTAATTGAGTATCGCTTAGAATCGTGTTTATATTGGCTCGGTCTTTCTGAATAATATCCACACAATAAACGTCTAAAGTAAACACGTTCGTATTCATTCCGCTTATCTCAGACGTAGGAACAACGTACACCAAAGGATAACGCTCGTCCATTGTCGAAAAGTTCGGCATTTGCTCTCTAAATTCACCGCCAAATTTCTTTACTTGTAGGTGAGCGTTAAAGAATGTTTCGAGTTTATTTAATAGTGCGTAATAGCTTGTCATAGTGTTGCGTTTTCTTCCATTCGTTTTACTCTCGATTGACTGTTTGTGATATCGCTTTCAACAACAACCGCCTTAATTACTTGCTGACTTTCTACACTTTGTGCGCTTGTCACCGTGTTCATATTGTTGGACTGTCCAAAGAGGTTTGTTTGTGGGGTTGCTGGTTGAACACCGCCACCGCCACCACTTGCACCCGCACCGCCTGAAGCACTTGAAGCAGTTGCTCCTTTGAACTGTGTTGCTGATATCTTTTTAATGTTTGCAATACCCGCAGCCGTAACCATTGCCGCAGCAATAGCGCCACGAATAACGCTCGTAGGGTCACCAGCTACTATCTGACTTGTGTAAGCTGAGACAGCACCTTTTAAAGTATCGATTACAGCCATTGCAATGTTTGCAGCCTTATTAACTTTAAATGCTTTCTCTTGCTGTTTCTCACTTTCTCCAGCGAATGCGCTTACAATGTCGTTAACTGCGCTTAAACCGTCTTTTGTTAAGTCTGCAATTACAGTCCCTTTATCGATAATCGCTTGAATCTCGTCGGCTTTCGCTTGGTCGTTTATTGCTTTTACTTGTTCCGTTAAAGATTTTTGTAGTTGAACTTGCAAAGCTGCATCATCTTTTGCTAATAACATCTTCTCTTCGTACCACGCAGCAAGGTCGTCAAGTTCTTTTTGTCTTGCAGCATCCTCTTCAGTCATTAAAGTATATGCTACTTCGCTGCGTAAATCTGCAAGGTCTTTTTCTTTCTCGTCTCTTAGTTCTTTATCTTCGTCGAAAAACTTTTGTTCTAAAGCTAACTGGTCTGTGAGTTGTTGGTCTTGTAGTTTCTTAACTAATTCAGCATTTGCTTCGTTTAGTAAAATCTTTTCGTCGTACCAATCATTAAGAGCGTCTCTTTCCATTTGGCGGGAAGCCTCAGTTTCAGAAAGTGTTTTATAATTTAACTCACGTAAAAGAGTGTCCATTTCTGCGGCTTTCTCTTCAGCCGTCTTTCTTTCCTCTTCGTCAAACTTGTCGTTAACCGCTTTACGTTCTGCGTTGTAATTGGCTAATAACGTGCTTGTATCTTGACCGTATTTTTTAGCAAGTGTGAAAGCCTCTTTATAATTCTTGTCAATGTCCTCGAGTTCTTGCTTTCGTTCGCTTAGTTGACTGTATCTGTATTTTTCTTCGACCTCCTGAATCTTTTCTAAAGCCTCAAGCCTTTCTTCCGCTGCCTTTGCTCTGTCTTCTGCGGTTTTTTTAATCTCTTCTTGCTGCGACTTTTCGTAGTTAATTGTTAAAATCTTCATTTGATTAGCAGCGTCAAGCCCTAAATTCAAAGAGTCATTTACTTGTTTCTTGAAATCATCTCGTCTTTTTGCAGCCTCTTTCCCTACTTCAGTATTGGCAAACCCTCTAAGTTCCATCTCAGCGGCTATCGCTTCATATATTTTATATTGAAGTTGTAATTGGTTAACTAATTGCTTTTGATATTGAACAGTCGCATTTAATTTCTGCATCTCCAAAAGGTAAGTGTCTTTACCTTCGGCTTTCTTTAAATCAATAGTTCGTTGTAATGCGCTTTGTTCGTTGTTGTATAGAAGTTCACGCTGCGCTTTTAGTTCTTCGTTACGCTTCATTTCTGCGGCGTGTCGTTCTTTGGCGTTTTCTTCGCCCTCTTCAGCAGCTCCCTCACTTAAACCGAACCACGATAAGAACTCTTTTATTGCATCAATTACAATTTGAATAAGGTCACCTATAAAACCAAACACTGCACCGACAGCATCCATAATTGGCTGTAATATTCCGAGTGCATTCATTAAGGCAATAATACCAGCAACGATGGCGGTAATTGCAGCGACCAACAAAAAGATAGGGTTCGTTAATAACATAACCCCAAATTGAATAAACGTTTTTCCTAACGTGCTAACTGTACTTGTTAAGCCTTGAATACCTTTCGATATTGTTTCAGGATTTATTGAAGTTACAGTTGTTTGAAATATTTTCGCTTTATCAGCAGCCTCTTCAAAGTCAAGGTTCATAATCGAATCCTTAAGGCTACCAAAAGAGTTGTTTATTTGTTCGAATTTAGAGCCACTTGCAAAGACGTTTATTTGTTCGTTTGCGTCTCCTATTCTGTCCTTGAGTTCACCCGCTGCGGTTGCGAGTTCTTGCATTCTTTTCGGGTCGGTTGCATTTAGTAACTCGTCACGAACCGCTTTAAGTTCCGCTTTGAGTTCTTTTAAACCGCCTACTTGAATTGTACCTACGTTAATTGTACCCGCCATATCTTATAATAGTAAAATTTTAATCGTGTTTTATATGGTTAACCACTCAGTCCCCGAATCCAAAACAGTGACAGCGTCCCATTGGTTTAAAGTATAGGTTGCAGACCCGTCAATTAAATCTACACCAGTTCCTTGAACGTCTACATTGAAAGTTGAAATATTTTTAATTATAAACGTGCGCCCGAAATCACCAACCGCTGGAAGTGTAACATTAACTAAAGCTGCTCCGTCTGAAATTATAAGTGTGTCGTCTGTGGTTACTGTGTAATCTTGGTCAACTAAAGTAGGTGTGTAAACGATACCGAAGGGAAAAGGCTCACTTACTGACTTACCGTTTATTGTGTCCGTCCATATTCCTGAGTCACCCGCTCCGACAATCTTGTTATTACCTACGACAACACCTTGAAAACCTTGTTGAATTACATTACCTTGACCATAGACCATTGCGTTACTTCCAAGACTTATTACGTTGTTGTTTTCGTTATTCGTGTTTATGATAGGTTCGGTAATTGTTCCAAGTTCACCAACCGTTGGGATAAAAGGTTTGCCTGTTTGGAACTGTGCGAAGTCAATCTCCTCATCAATGCTCAAAAGTTCAACCGTTGTTAACCTTGGGTTGTTGCAGTCGTAGTCAATAACCTTGTTTATGTTCCACCAAGAATTGTCTATTCGTATTTTATCGTTTAGTTTCAGCGTAGCGATGTCAGTTTCTCGAAGGTTAAACTTAGCGGTCAACATTTTACCGTTGTTAATCTGTCCTATTGTTCGTCGCCAATAAAGGTTAAATAAGTTGTTGTTGGTTAGTATGCTTTGTTGATAGTAATAATAATCACACACCCCAAAATTCAAATCAAAGCTTGGAACGTAAGGGTTGTTAAAATGTATTATCGAAGGGTATTGAACGAGGTTAGTTTGTCCCGTTGTTCCGTAGTCGTAAATATTGAACGGGTCGCAGTTAAACATACCACCGTCAAACAAGATTCTTATGTTCGTCTTTGGTGCAGCACCAGCAAGTAAAGGAACAACAGCATTGAATACCGTCTTTGACATCGGAGTAGGACTGAACAGAATCTCTTTTTTGTCTATATTCTTTACATATTCGTTGTCGTAAATGTATTCGACTTGCCCGTAAATTTCGCCCGTTGCCTCGAAGTAATTTTTATTAGGTTGGTCGCTGTCTTGTTTGTATGTTAAGATTAATCTCTTTGAAGTAATCTCAGGCAAGAATTTAAGGTCTTGTTGTTGGTCTTTTGCAAGTTTATAAGTCCAGTCCTTTTCTTGTCCTGCGTCGTAATAATCGTCACGGTGTGACAAGATAAGTTTATTAGGATTGTCAGGGTCTATCTCAGTATACAAATTGTACATTGTGAAAATAGCCTTAACGAAGTCCGATTGTTTAATCTTTTTAGGAACGTAATTATTGATTATTAATGTACCACCCGAGCCTGTTATATTTGTTGATGCAACCACTGACATATCAACGCTCGTTAAATCAAGCTGTGTGTCAATTAATACGTTTGTACCTCCTACGTTTTGCCATCTTAAAAACCCAGTTCCACCAGCTCCCAAATATTCTTGGACTTGAAGACCCGCATAAATTTCGATAGTGTCACCGCTTGAAAGGTTTGAAACTGGTATAGTAAAGTTTCTTGTGAATGTACCAAGGTTCGTACTTCCGTTTGGTATGTTTGTGCCTTCGTCTTGTTCACCGTCGAATGTTCCGATTGTTGCAAAGTTACTCGAAGAGTTAAATACCCCGTTAACGTAAATCTGAAAGCGCAAAGTATAGCGATAAGCTGCAAACGGTGTAAAGTTACCAAAGCCGTTTAAGTAAGCTGTTGCACCCGTAGAGTTGATTAAGTTAATATCGTACTCACAAGCGAAGTTAAAGTTTATGGATTCACCTGAGTTAACTGTGAACGTGTTTGTGTAGACACCCGTCAAAGGTGTGAATAAGTTAAATGCATCAAGTGTTTCTGTCCATCCGACTAACTGCTCACTAAACGAGTTATTCTGTCCAGCTGTTGTTTGGTAGCCGTCTATTGTTTCGGTATTGTTTGCTTCAACAGTGTACGCTGAATAATCCACATTTTCAAGCTCCCCGTTGTAAGGAATCAACAACTTGTCGAAGTAAGCATCTTGTAAAGTTGACCAATCGTAACTAAAACCAGCCGTTGCGAAAATCCTATCGAAATAAGTCTGAGCATAAATAGCGGGTTTCATTTCTTTGAGTGGGTAAAAGTTGTCACCTGAATAAGGTAATACGTACTTATAACCGTCGGCAACCGTATTCGACCAACTACCAACAACCGTTGCACTATCGTAAGTGTGGTTAAGGTCTGAAAAATCTAAGTCTGTTAATTCAGCACCGCCTAACGTAGTAAAGAAATCTGACTGACTGTCTTTAACTAATACTTCATATTCAACACCTTGTTCGTGAGCGTCGTTCGTTTGAACTTTCTTAACTGCGATTAATTGAAGGGAAGCGTCTTCCATTACGGGAATACCATTTTGAATTACACTACATTTAGTAATCGTGTTTATGTTGAACGTCCCCGCTTGGATATTTACGTCGTAATAATGGTTTAAAAGTTCGTGGTTATTCTTAGTGTTTTCGAGAACTATCGTTTTACTAAACGCACCTTTACGTGTTGACAAGTCACGAATGTCACCAACCTGAAAACTAATCGGAAACGCTGTCCCGTCCTTAACGTCTAAATATCCGTTTTGTAGTTGTATTCTAACCATTGATAGAGTCTTGATTTGCTAACATTACACTCACGCTTCGCATTATTAAATTCTTGTTCTTTTGCCTTGCCACCTCAAACGATGTTTCTTGAACTATACAAGCATAATAACGTCCTCCTATTTTTATATAAACTTGAGGGCTTGAGATTAATTCTTGGTAATAAGTATCCATTTCAACCGTTAGCCAATTAGTGTTTAATTGGTACGTCTTTTCAACGGTTGGATTAATTACTCTACTTCCGAACTCATCTGTTGCGTAAGTCCACATTCCACCACTTGTGTAACCTTGAACGTCTTGTTTATAAACTTCTTTATTCACATTACCTTGTTCATACGCTCTAAGTTGAAAAGCAAAAGAACCGAATGACCCTAACCTATCCAAGAAAGCTAGTTCAAAGTCTTCAATCTTGCAGCGTGTGTCCAAGTCTATTGTGTATATTAAAGATTGGTCGTTATAACTTGCGTCCGTGTATACAAAGCTGTACGAAGTTGTTGTCGGTTTAATTAAGGGTAAAGTTCCGACCAAAGGTGTTAACGTTCCAAGGTTGTTTGCTCCAACTCCAACTTGAGTTATTAAAGCGTTGTCAGTTATTGGCTTTGCAAAGATGTCACCGTCCGAGTTACCGAACACCATGTAACCTGTTGTGTCAAAGTTATTCATTATGTTAACCCACAAATCTTGTTCAGGTGTAACTCTAAAACCACCACGGGCAGGAATGTTTGTTAAAAGTTTAGCACCTGCATCATCTAAAATAAAATCGTTTTCTTCATATTCTCTAAATATTGACCAAGGCAAAGCACCGTTAAAAACATATTTGTTTAAAGTGGTTACAATGTCTCGTGTAATCGTCTTTCTGTTGTCGGCATAGTTAACCGTTCCGTTATCTGTTGGGTTGCTTACATTTGCAAACAAAGCGTTGATTGTAAAGTTTGTTGTTCCGCTTATTGCTATCACTGTCCAAAGCCCGTTAACCGCTGAGTTAGCCAACCCAGCAAATAAAACGATTTGGTCACCTACTTGAAACGTGTGTGCCGTTGTTGGCGTTATTTGAATGTTACCTCCATTGTTTACAAGGTTAGCCGTGTAAGTATAGGTTACCACGTACTCCTCTCCGACTTTCAAATCGTATTTGTAATAACTATTTGTCGCTGGGTCGCTTTCAACTAAGTTCGGGTCGAAGTCAAACGTAACTTTGTTCTGAAGTAACTTACTTAAGTCTATTTCACCGTAGCCGTCTGAATACCTTGGAAAGACTCTGTACTCAGCTATCTTGTTTGCAGTCCCGCTTTCGTATACGTCAAAGATGTATTTGAATCCTAAGTTGTTTTTGTTCGTTGAGTCGTACAAGAACTTAATCGGATTGTAAGCTGGTGTCCTGTCGTAAGGTTCGTTTATTGTTGTTATTGCCATATCTTATAATAGTAAAATAAACTTCGTGTTTTAGAAGGCTAAATAAGAGTCGTCAGTAAAGTACATTTCTTTAATAAACATCACAGCATACCTCACGGCGTCCATTGCATCGTCGTAAAGTTTCACGGGTTCATCGGTTATGTTGTCGCCTATTTTTTTCCACTTGTAGTTTTCGTATTCTTTTTTAAGGTTCTCGTCTTGCTTACACCACACCTTGAAAGTCTTAACGGCGTTTAGTCCTGACTTGACGTTTTTGTTTGCGTTGTTCACGTTGAACCCAGCGTTTTGCATCTCAGCAATTATTTCGGGTCTTGAGTAATCCGCAAGTATGTCAACGGTCTGTTCAATGTTTAGTTGTTTAAATCGCTCAATTAGTTCGCTTGTTGTTAAATAGGATTCGTAAAGAACGGGTTCGATGTAAATATCACCTTCGCACCAATAAACCCGCATTAACGCAGTTGGGTGGTTATAACCAAAGTCAAGCCCGTAAACGTAGTTAGTAAAGCGTTGAGGCTTTTGAGTTATGAACTCCCAAGTGTTGAAAATATTTGTCTTGCTAATTGCCTTTTCACCTAAAGCATAGATTTGATATAACGCCTCATCTGTCCGTGCAAGGTCTTCGATTTGTCTTATAATTGATTCAGGAAGGAACGGGTTGTCTTTGTACGTGGATTTAATTAAAATGCTTTCGTCTTTTGGTAGTTCGTAAAGCCAACTTGAACTGTCCGACGGGTTATAGTCGAAAATCATTTTCGTTTCAGTCCTCATATTCAATTGCTGAAAGTCTTCAAACCAAAGTTCATTTGCTTCGTTACACCAACCGATATCACGTTTTCGACCCCTAACCTTCTGTTCATCGTCTACGCTGAAGAACTCTACTATTGACCCGTTGGCAAAGCGGTAAATGTTTTCACTCATATTGTGCGAACTCTTTTCGTATATGTCCAAGTCTTTAAGCACCTCGAAGAAGTCACGCATCACCGTAGCCCTTAAAGCTGGGAACGTCTTTCTGACTATACTAACAACCTTGTTTGGATTTTGTAGGCAATAGACTATTAACACCTGACAAAGTGAGTAAGTCTTTGAACTACGAGAACCGCCTTGATTAATTATAAATCGAATCGACGGGTCTTGAAGTGCGTCGAAGTTCTGTTCAAATATTACAGTACTATTTATAGACAGTTCCATCCCTTACGATGTTTACTTTAATCTCGTTTATCTCTTTACCGTTTGTGGTTACGTCCGTCTTTTCAGTGAGTCCATTTAAGCGCTGAGTAATTGACGGGTTAAACTGTCCAACCATACCGCCTTGAATTTGGTCGTTTCTGATTTCTTTCTTTATGCGTGCACAGATACCTACAAACGCCGAATATCTACCCTCTCTATTTGAGAAATACTGTTCAACTCCTTTCGACTCTATTCCTTCGTAGTTCATCACAAAAATGTCAAAACCCTCCATTGTAAGTGGTGGCGTGTGCCATTCGGACTTTACTCCCGTGGCGGTTGCTTTTTG